GGTGGCGCGCCAGCGCCAGCCTTGATGCACCCGTCGCGTCCGCAAAACCATGCCTTCGGTCGATCGGGCTTGACGACCAAGACAGTCGCTCTCCCACTCGTGGGAGAAAGTGGCGCGCAGCGCCGGGTGAGGGTCGCGCACCCCCGTTCTTCACCCCAGCGCATCGCTCAGATTGTTCGCCGCGCGGCCAAGAAAGCCCTGCGCGTCGGCCAGTTGCGCCAGCGACCCGGCCGCCGTTGCCGCCGATACCGGATCGCCCGCCGCCAACAGTTGCGTGCTCGCTTGTGCCATCCCCGCGCTGGCCTGTGTCCCCGCCGCCGCCACCGCCGCCGCCGCCGCGTCATACGCCGCAGTGCCGGGCGTGGCCGCACCGGCAGCCGTCATTGCCGCCAAGGCGCCGGAAACATCCACGCCGGATGCCGCCGTTTGCAGATCATCGGTCACGCCGTCCAGCAACGACGTCGCCGCTCGCGCGAACACCGCCGACTGATCGGCCACCACCGTGCAGGAAATCTGGTACGGCACCCAGGTGACATGCTCGTAGCTGGCAGTAAAGCGCTCGATCACCACCAGATACGCAAAGCAATCCCACGCCAGCGGCAGCGGCGATCCCTGCGCGCGCAACAGATCCAGCAGCCGGGCCCGCAACGTCGCATCGCTGCCGGCGAACGTGCCAGACCACGACAGCGGCGCATCGTCGCGCCCCATCGCGTCGATCACCCGCGCGCCGCCCGGCAGCCGATGCACCGCCAGGCGCTGGCCGCCGCCGAACCCGATGCTGGCCGGCAGCTCAAACCCCTGGAACATCACCGGGCCAAGCAGAAGATATCCCGACATCGCTCAGCCTCCCCATCCCGCCGGACCCTGCAGCGTGCCCGGCCACGCCGGGGTCAGCCGCGGGTCAAATCCCGTGCCCCCGGCCTGCGGCCGTCCCGCCTCTCGCGCCAGATGGTCGGCCAGCCAGCGGTCCAGCCGCGTGCCGTCCACCACCATCTCCGCGACGTCCGCCCCGCGCGGGCCGATCGCGCTCCTTGCGCCCGGCGGCAAAGACGCAGCCGGCGTCTTCACCGGAGCCGCCGCCCGCAGGTCCGTTCGTAGCGGCGCGCACGCAGCATCCGCACGCCCCGGCAGCCCCAGACCAGGTGCCACACCAATTTTCGACAACAGATCCGTCGGTGTCGCCGCCACGAGCGTTGCCGACAGCGCCGCGCCTGCGGCCGTATGCAGCACCGACGCGCGCGGACGTAACGTCCTCGCCATCGCCGGCGCCTTCGGAGCCAATTTTTCCACCATCGCCGGCGCGCCCGCCGCTCGCGGCAGCGCCCGTGCTGCCACCGGCTGCACCATCCGCAGCGGCAGGGCGGCTGTCGTCGCCAACGCAACCCGCACCGGCAACAACGGTCTTATCGCCATTGCTGCAGGCACGATCGGCGACAAGGCGATGCTCGCTGACAACGGCCGCGCCCGCGCCAACGCGGTCGCCGCGCCCGGCACCAGTTTCGACCATCGCAGCGACGGCCCGGAAATCACCGCCTGCATCGCTACCCGCGCGCGCGGCGGCGGCGGCACGGCGGGGCCACGCCATTGCCCGAGCAATAACTCCGCCGCCCGCACCGCGCGGCGCAAAGTCGGATCGCAAGCAATGCTGCCGCTCACAGACGATCCTTCCAGCGCATGGCGGCGAAATCGAACTCGCCGCCGTCAAGTCGTCCCAGCACCACAACGAACGCCAGCCGCTCCTCGGTCGAGAGGCTGAACGCGATGTCGAACGGCACCCCGTTCCTGACCAGATAGAGGCTGTCGATCAGGTCGGGGTGCCGGCTGAGTTTCCCGCTGTGGCCGCCGCCTCGGCTGGCGTCGGCTGCTCGGCGGCCAATGCGTCGGACACCGCCGCCAGCCCCTCGTCGCCAAGCCGCGCGACCAGGGCTTCCACTTGCGTCTCCGTCGCCGGCTGCGGCACCGGAATGTCGTCGATGGCGGTGACGCTGGCTGCAAGAAGTGCCAGCCCCATCCACGGCGTGTTCGGTGCCAGCGCCGGTCCCGCCGCCTTCAGCAGCCGCAGCTTGTCCAGCGCCGTCAAATATCGAAGCGCCAGCCGTCGTCCGTGCGAGTCGGTGATGGTCGGGCCTGTTTGTGCGGCGGCCAGCAGGCGTGCCGAGGGTGTGTCCATCACCATCACATCCGCGTCCGCGTGGTGGCAAAGAAGTCCATGCGTTGCTTGACGCTGGTATCGCCGCGCCACACGCCGGCGTGCGACAACCTGAACACCACACCGTCGAACTGATAGGTGCTGGTGGAGCCGTCGGACTCGTTGATGTACTGGTAGAGCGTGCCGGTGGCGGTGGCGTTGCCGGCGTAGTAGGCGGCTTCCACCTGGGCGATAAAGTCCTCGGCCGCGGAGTTGCCGCGCTCCATTTCGAAGTTGCCTTCCCAACCCTTGGGCAGCTCGGCGCCCAGTTGGGTGCCGTCGATGCGATGCACGCGCACCGAGGCAGTGATCTGCCGGCTTTCGAAGCCGGTGACGTGTTCGAGGTCGATGCGGCCATACGGCCCCATCACGACAACCTGGCTGTCGTGACCGACGGAGAATGTGTTGCCAGACATGGCAGTCCTTTACCTTATACTTCGCTGATTCCTGCCACCCTCACCCCAGCCCTCTCCCGCAAGCGGGAGAGGGTGGCGCGAAGCGCCGGGTGAGGGTCGCTACGCCGCCAAGGCGCCCGGCGCATTCGGCAACACCTGCGTTGCCACCTGCACCGTCTGCCCGCCCTGGATGTTGACGATGAATTTCTCGTTGATCGCCTGGTACTGCACCTGCGCGTCGCTCTGCACGTAGCCGAGCGACGTGCGGCGCAACGGGTTGTTCGAGGTGTCGCACACCACACTGAACGGCAGGCTGCCGTCGGTGCTGCCCAGCATTCCCTGTCCCAGCATGTTCTGCAGGAAGCTTAGCTGCGTGGCGCGGATTTGCCGGAACAGGTCAGCGTTGATGACCTCGCCGACATACTGCCCCATGCCGCCGGCAAGCGTGGCGGCGATGTAGTTGGTCATGCGCGTGTAGTTGTCGCCGTTGATGGCCACGTTGGAGGACGAGTTGTGCCCGCCGCGCACGCCCCAGAACGCGCCCCCCGGCTGTGGATTGGCGATCACGTCGATGCCGGCTTGCAGCAGCACCGCCAGATCGGCGCTGGCATAGCTGGTGCTTTGCCCAGCACCCGGCGCGCCGCTTTTCTGGCTGCCCACCACGGAGTACAGCGGCTTGTTCAGGCTGCTCTGCTCGGGACTGAGATTGGCCAGCCTGCCGGCGGCAAAGCCCTGCGGCGAAACCACGCGAAGCACCGCATTCACCGGGTCGTTCCACCAGATCCAGTCGCCGAACATCAGCTTGCAGGCGTAGCTGTCCAGCCCTGCACTTTGCTTGGTGACGACCGCGTTGGCGATGGTGTCGCCGGCCGGGCCGGTCAGCACCATGTAGATGCCCTCCGACAATCCGAACGCGGCCTGGGTGGTATATTGCGTGGTGTCGTCAGCGTCGGCCAGCAGTGCGAGGCTGCACCCTTGGCCGCGCAACGCATACATGCCCTTGCGCGGCACGGTATCAACGCCAACCAACGCCGCGGCGTTCACGCCCGCCGCACCGTCGCTGCCCGGCGTGCCGGTGCTGAACGCAACGCTGAACGCCGCAGGCGCCGCGCTGGCAGATGCGGCATTTGCCACCACCAGACCGCTTGGCCCGCGCTGCGGTCCCTGCCCGGTGTTCACCGCCGCGGCCAACGCTTGCCAGAACGCCGCGCCGGTGCCGGCGATGTTGTCGTAAACTTCCGGCACCAGGCCGGGTAGTGCCACCGTCAGTCGCCAGGTGTTCGCCTTCGATCCGGTGCCGAGCGTTACGACGATCTGGTTGCCGGTGCTCCCGGTGTACAGCCCGCTGAAGGTAAGACCCGACACCGTCACTTGCGCAGCGGTGTCGGTGCCGTCGGTGACGCGCACGCAGCGGAAGTTTTGTGCTCCCTGCTGCACCGCGGTAGCCACCTGCGTGCCCATGTCATATTTGCGCGCCACGATGGCGCCGAAACTCTGCGCATAGTCGGCCATGGTGGACACAATCACCGGCTGGCCCACTGGCCCCCAGCTCGCGCTGCCAACCACGCCGAGCACGTCGGTCGGCACACCGTTCAGCGCCAGCTGCTGCGGCGGCACGATTTGCACGTACAGATCAGGCACCACGAGTGCGGTGGTATTGATGCTGCCCTGTTGGACGATCGGCATTGCTCAGCCTTTCCAGATGATGGCGCGTGGGTGCGAAGGCGCCCTAACTCAGAAGATCTCCGCCCGGCGTGATTTGCGTGCCGGTGACAGTCACGCACGGCAAGCTCGCCGAAATCGTCGTGGCGTACTCGACGCTGTAGGTCAGTTCGCGCCGGTACAGCGTCGCGTCCTCCCAGCGGTCCGTCACCGTCGAGGCGACAAAGCGCAGCCGGCCGCTGCTGCCATCCGGCAGGCCGATGAAGTCAATGCCCGACAGCGCCGCGTCGATGGCGCTGCCCACGGCGTCGCGCGTCGGCGGATCGGGGCACCAGCACATCACCTGAAACCGCTCGCGCTGCCGCCGCGTCTCGCGCGTCGCCGCCTGATCGGCCACCACGCGCGCCACCACGCTGCGCGCGCCCGGCACGCTCACGACGGCCCCGCTTGCGGTGGCCGCGTTCCAGCCCAGTTGCTGCAATTCCGCCGCCAACGCCGCCGCCACGCTGGCCGGCGTGTCGCCCGTCTCGGTGCGATGCACGCACGCGCGCCCATCGACCAGCAACGCGGCGAGCTGCCCTATCGCCGCCGTGCCGGCAAAAGTTGCGACGGCGCCTGCAACCGACGCCGACAGTACCGGCGCGGCCCGTTGGGCCACGCGCCAGCGGTCGGGATAGCGCGTGGTAACTTCGCACGATCCGGCCAGTGCGGCGACGCTCACGTTCACGGTTCCGGCGGCAAGGTCGGCGTCCAGTGCGGCCGGTGTCGGCCAACCGCGATAGACGCGGCACACCGCGCCCGCCGCCGCACAGGGCTGGCCCACGCCGCCCGGGTACAGCGCGCCGCCGACGATCGCCGTCAGCGCCGTCTCCACGTCGGATTGATCGGCCATCGAGCTTGACCTTTCCAAAACTGCCGCTCGGCTTTGTGGGTTGTGTGCAACGGCGTCAGGCCGTGCCCTCGCCCGCCACGCCGGCCGGCTCGCCCGTCATGCCCGCGTATGGGGCCATCCAGGCTGGCGTGCCCGCTCAGCGCGTGTGGCTCGGCCAATAAGCGCCGCACGCTCAGCAGGTTACTCACTGAGGTAGGCAACACCGCCGGGAAGAAGCCGTAGCGCGGTTCCCGTCGGAGCGATATCCACCTCCGTCTCAACGTCAAATTAATCTGGAAGGTCAGCTTGGACCTCCGCGTCCGCACAGTAGATGGCATCGAGATCCGCCTGAGTAAGCGTCTGCTCAAAGTGCGCGCGAAGGATGAGGCGACGGTGCGCTTGATCCATGGCAAACGACGTTGCGCGCAAGTTCGCCGGTGTCCGGCCACGCAACGCGCGTTGCACCGAGACGGGGATCAGGGTCAGATAGTTGTCGAACGATGCCACGATATCCTTCCGTACGAAGCGGCCGGCCTAACGCGCTATCCAACAGTGCGGAGTGGTCCAAGCGAATCAGTGAGCGTTCGGGGCAGCCGGCTTCTGTTCCGGCACGACCACAACCGGCCTGCTCGACCAGTCAACATCTCCTTCCTCCTGCGCCAGGCGCCGCAGGTCGGCCGGCGAAAGCAGGCAGTCCTGAGCACTGTAGGCGATAGCGCGCCAACGTTCCGCAAAGGCAATCGCGAAGTTCAACCCGAGCCTCCCGGCGCCGGGACGCATGCTGTAGTGGACCACCACCGAGCTTTGCGGCTCGCCACCCAGCAGGCGTACGACGTCCTCTTCAACGCCTTCGAGGAGGCTGTCCATCGGCTCCCCGTTCAGGGATATCCACAGATGCCTGTCCCCATCAGATATCCGGCCAATTTCGTAGGGGGCTGGCTTGATGACAGCGCCGAGGTCGGTCAGGAGCGCGATGAAGTCGTCTTCCGTGATCACATCGGTCGATAACATCAGGAAATCTCTGGAGGACATTGTCGCTCTCCCAGTCCGCGGAGAAGGTCCAGCAACTCTTCTGGTGTACGTGCCAGCATGGCGCCCGCGCGTATCACCGCGGCGCCAGCCGTGCCCTGGTAGTTCGGCGCGTAGCCACGAGTTTGCTCGCTCGTTCACCGTTCGGCCAACCTGGTCAGATCGGTGGCAATTCCTCGTCCGGAGGCATTTTGGTCTGGCCCCCAAGCACCGCTCGGATGAAACCACTCTCTATCAGGCCAATCGCCTCAGCGATGCGCCTTACCTCGTCTCGCACGTCCAACGGCGCGGCCCGTCCATTGACCAGCAGGTGTGCGCACATCTCCTCAAGCGCCAAACCATATTCGCCTTCGTCGATGAACTCTGTTACATAGTCGAAGGGTTTGCCGATCTGCCCCTTGGGATAAACGAACGCGTAGAATTTCCGTAGTGCGGTCGCAATCTGTAGTTCGATGTCGCGACGCTCGCTCATTGCTGACCTCAGGGGTTCGTTGGGAGACCAACGGGATAGGCAGACACCACCGTGCGGCCATCTCGACCAATGATCACCCGGATCCGTACGCCAGTTTGTGGTCCATATATTAGTTGCCGATCTCGATCAACCATCACTCTCGCGCTACTCGGGTCTTCTGCGACGTTTTCGATGGCTTGCCTAATATCCTCGTCGGACCACCCTCTCGGGAATTCTGTCTTGCCCGACATCCCACTCCCGGGCCGATGGTTAGCCAGAATATGCTGCAACCGATCTGATGGTAGGTCATAGCGCTTTAGTGAGGCTTGCGCGAGACTGTTCGTCTTCAACCTCGCATCTGTTTCCGCCTCCGCACCCGCTTGGACAGCACGTCCGGCCGGCGCCGCTTCCACCTCCGTCGCAGCCCTGCCCGCGGACGCGGCCGCTCCCACCCCGCCGAGCGCGCCTCCAACCATGTCCGCGCTGAGTTGCGCCATGTTCGCCGGGTTGGTGCTGGCGTAGTGCGCCAGTTCGTCCGCCACCTCCCGGCGGTCGGCGTTTGTCATCGTATCGCTGGCGAGGCCCGACAGGATGGCGTTCACCTGATTGCCACCCCGCGTGTCGCCCTTGTCGTAGAATGCCTCGCGGATGGCGACGCGCAGCGCGCTAACGTTGTCGCGCTCCCGCACCGCCAGGATGCGGTTCATCAGTGGCACCAGCGGCGCGTAGTACGGCCGCCCCGGCGGCAACGTCACTTCAGCGGCGTTGTCAGCCAGAACGTCATCCGCAGATGGCGCAGATTGCGCAGATTATTTCCTGCCATGCTTTGCGCGGTTTTCTCTCCAAATCTGCGCAATCTGCGCCATCTGCGGATAACAACCCCTTCTTCTCCTTCAGCTTGCCGCCTGGCGTACGAACAGCCGCCAGCCCAGCGCGCTCAGTTCCGTGCTTGCCACCACGCCATTTCGCCCGATGTCGTCTTCGAGCAAATCGCCAGTGCGCAACACCACCTCGGCGCTCACCGGCAACAGCACTTCCCAGCCGCCCGCGCCACCCGGCAGGCCCGGCGCGTCGCCCGGCAAGGCGCCGCGTCCGCTATCGCGCGAAAACGTCAGCACGCTGGCGGGCCAGTTGCGCAACAACGGCGTGGCCGTCTGCTTCTGCACGCCGCCATAGCGATTAAGCCCCGCCAGTTGCGGCCCCGGCGCCCGCGCCACACTCAGCGTGCGATTGCAGCGCACGCACTCTATCGGCCCCAGCCGCATCTGGCTGACGATGAAGAAGGTGCCGTCCGCACCTCGCAAATAGTCGCCCGCACGGGTGTAGCCGGCATCGAAAATGCCTTGCCACAGCGACTCGCCAAACCGCACCGGCTTGTCCGCGCCTTGCACCGACACGAACACCGCCGGCAGCCGCAGCAGCCGGCTGCCCGGCGCGAGCGGATCGAGGGTGTCGGCGGGACGATACAGATCGCACCAGTCGCCGGCCGCGCGCGCGGCCAGGCCCAGCCCCGCGCGAATGGCATCGGGGATGCTTTCGCCCGGCAGCATCATACCACCAGCGTCAGGCTGCCGTCGCCCAGCGCGGGTCCGGGCGGCAGGCCAAGAAATCCGCACAGCCGGCGCCGCCAGTCGTCAAACAGCGCCATCCGCTCACGCAACTCGGCGGGATTGCGCGTCCACACCGAGGCCGCGGCGGTGCCCAGATTGCTGCCCGCATCCGTCACCGCGGTCTCCAGTTGCGCCAGCGTGGCCAGGTAGTTCGTCACCACCGCGGTTTCGCTGTCGCTGAGATTGGCGATGCGGAATTCCAGCAGCCCGTAGGCGGTGAAGAAGCGCCAGCCCTGAAATCCCGCCGGCCCCGCGCCGTACGCCGGATAGCCGCAGTAGCGCCGGATGTCGGTCGCTTGCGCATCGGTGAATGGCATTGTTCTGTCCTGCGTCTGACACCCTCACCCCAACCCTCTCCCGCAAGCGGGAGAGGGAGCAGAACGCCCTTCCCTCTCCCACTTGTGGGGTCGAGCTGCGAAGCAGATCGACGGGGCGCGCAGCGCCGGGTGAGGGTCAGCCGATGTGTTCCACCATCACTGCGCGCTTGAAGTTCGAGTTGGTGGCAGTGGGGATCGTGGTCGCGTTGGTGGTCACGTCGCTCGGCGCGACGAAACCGCCGATCCAGTACCAGCTTTGCGCGATGATCTGCTGCAACCGATCCAGCGGTTCGCGCGTCACCATCGCCACGTTGTCCACCACCGAGACAATCGCATCCTTCGGCGCGACGTCGGCGTCGGCGATGCCGGCGAAATCGCCCTCGATCAGCGCGCCCTTGCCGCAGATGATCGGCCGGCGCACCAGCGCGCCGGCGATGGTGGGATGCGCGGTCACATAGGCTTCCGTGGTCGGCACGAAGCGCAGGCCGAGGAAGTCGTTGACCATGCCGCGCTGGAACACCGGATTGGAACTGGTGGCGCCGGTGAACAACTGCCGGAACGCCTGGTCGCCGAACAACTGCCGCGCACTCTGCGGATCGAGATAACAATTGTAGGCGCCGTCGATTTCCGGCACCGCGTTCTGCCGCAGCGTCGCCACCCCAGCCAGCAGGGTGGCCATGTCGAGCGTGTCGGTGGTCTGGATCTGCGTGGTGTTGGCGCGGCTGTTGGGCCGCCAGATGGCACTCGCCGTCGCCGCCGTGACGGTGTTGTTCAACGCGGCGTCGGCGACGCTGACGTTGCCGTTGAAGGTCAGCGTGCCGGAAATACCGTTCGGTGCGGTGGAGACGTTGGTGACATCGGCCGCGGCGGCAACCAGCGTGTAGGCGTCGCTGCCCACCGTCACCGTCATCGGATTGGCGCTGCTCACGGCGGTCTGCACGCCGTTGACGAACACGGTGGTAAAGCCGCGGATGTCATCGACGCTGATGGTCGGCCCGGCGCTGCCCAATGCCACGCGCACTCGCGTGTTGCCGCCGAAATACGGCGAGAACAGGGCGTTGCGGGCAATCTCATCCAGGCTGCGCGCCGCCTGTTCGCCGTTGATGGCGGCGTTGAGCAGGAACTGGCTGGCGATGCCGACGCGGCTGGTCACCACGTTCAGGTCGGCGGTCGCCGCGTAGAAGTTGATGGTCAGCGTGTACTGCTCGACGTTGAACGAGGCCGGCGTCAGGCCGTTGTCGAGGTTGGTGTTGGTTGCCGGCGCCAGCGGCGTGGTGATGGAGGGTTTCAGCCCGGCGCGGGTCTTGGTCAGTGTCTCGCCGATGCCCACGGCGAAATCCTCGCGATCGGCGCAGGCGCGATAGCCCAGCCGGCTGTGCAGCGCGGCGTCGAACTCGCGTTCCAGGAAGCCCTGCTGGATGATCGGCTGCAAGGCGGTTGGAAAATTCTGAATGCCCATGTGGTTCCTCGTGTGTTGTTAGCGCCGGCGCAGCAAGTCTGCCCGTGCCGCCTGCCATTCTTCATGGCTCATCTGGGTGGCAAGCTTGGCCTGCGGTGGCTGGGCCGGCGGCGTGCCGGCGGTGGAGGACGAGTTGGCAGCACCGAACAGCCACGGCTTGGCCCGCCGCAAATCGCGCAGCAGGGCCACCGCCCCGGTGACGGCACCGCTCTCGTCGAGCGTGACGGTGGCGGCATCGACCAGCTTCAGCCCGTCGAGATCCACCATGCCGGCGCGCAGCGCCTCGGTCTTCAGCTCGGCGTGGATCAGTTTCTCCCGTGTTTGCGCTTCCAGCCTCGCCAGTTTCTGTTCCAGTTCCGCCACCCGTGCGGCTGCGTCGTCTGTGGCCGCGTTTTCGTTCATGCCGTCACCTTTTCCGTATCCGCCGCACCCTCACCCTGGCCCTCTCCCGTAAGCGGGAGAGGGAGAAGTGCGCCTTCCTTTTCCTCTCCCACTTGTGGGAGAGGGTGGCGCGCAGCGCCGGGTGAGGGGGCCGCACCCTCGCGCGCAATCCGTGCCAGTTCCCCTTGCACGTCCTCGATGTCATAGACGTCGGCAATCGACTTCACCGCCGTCTCGCGTGAGAGCACGCCGGTTGCCGTCAGCGTCTGCAATGTCGCCGCGTCCTGCCGGCGGTCCTGGGCATCGGGCGGATACCAGGGCGGCCAGCGCAGCGTAATGCGCGCCGCGGCCGCCATCGGCGCCACCGGCACGCCCCGCACCCGCAACTCGAACCGCTCGGCGGCGCGCACGATCATCTGCGCCAGCTCGATCATCGCGCCGCCGTAACTCACGCGCAGATTGTCCGCCAGCCACACCAGCCCTTGATTCATCAGCTCCAGCGCGCGCCCGCTCTGCGGTGCGGCCAGCCTCTCGGCGCTGGCGCGGTTGCCATGCACGCCTTCCAGCGCCAGTTCGCGCAGGAACCGCACATACTCGATCACCGCCGCCGACGCGGTGCCGCCGATTTCCAGCAGCTTGGCATCGCCTTTGTCACTGACCACCAGCGCGTTGCCGGCGCCGCGCACGATCTCGCCGTCGGTGGCGGCGGGTTCGCGGATCAGCAGCGTCGGGTCGGACGAGTATTTCAGTCCCCGCCCGGCCTGCGACAACTGGTAGTCGATTTCGATGGCGGTCTCTACGGCGGGGCGAAAGGTGCAGGCGCCGTCGATATCGTCGCCGCCCGGCAGGTTGCGCACCCAGACCAGCGGCACGAACCCCAGCCCGTGACGCACGCTGCGCGCGGTATCGATGAGCGTCGGCGGCCCGGCGGTGACCGGACTCGGCACGTACCAGGTTTCCCACGCGTCGTCCCAGACACGCTCAAACCAGTAGTCCGCGCCTGCGTCATCAATGTCGTAGCCCTGCGCCAGCAAACTGCGGCCCGGTACTTTGTAGAGCTGCCTCACCCGCGCCAGCCGGTCCGGCGCGGCGGAGTTCCATGCCGGGGTCAGGAACTGGCTCGGCAACACCTGCAGGAACAGCCGCCCGTCCAGCACCCGCAGCAGCACGGCCACGCTGCCCACCGAGCCGCGCAGCGCGGCCTCCAGCATCACCTGATTGAGCCGGCTGTCGCGGGCAAGGTCGGCCAGTGCGGCACGGGTCCGCGGTTCGTCGCATTCCAGCGTCGGGAAGTGTCCTTCGCCGAACACCAGTGAAAGACTGTCGTCCACCACGATGCGCGCCAGCGGGTAGCGCACGCTGGGGCGCCGCTGCCGCAACGGGATGTAGTCGCCGCCGGCGCCGCGCTCCTCGTGAAACTCGTAGGGCAGCACATCGTACAGCCGCCCCTCCAGCACGCGCGTCAGAATGTCCAGTCGCCGCGTCCGCTCGGGATAGTCCCGGTCGCGCGGGATCAGATTGCAGATGGTGTCGAACATGCGTGCTCCCGCGTCTCGTCTCCCTCTCCCCCTTGTGGGAGAGGGCCGGGGTGAGGGCCTTGCCGGCGTGAAAACGCAGCAGCCCAAAATATCATCCGCAGATGACGCAGATTTCGCAGATTGTTTCTTGCCGCGCTACGCGGCTGTTCTCGCTTAATCTGCGTAATCTGCGCAATCTGCGGACAAACCCTTCGCCTCACCGCGCCATGAACGCCAGCGCCAGCCGCCGCGCCGGCTGTTCGCCCAGCATCGCGAAGGCGCGGGCCAGCGCGTCCACCTGGTCGTCCTTGTTCCCCCCAGGAAACCCGCACAGCTCGTCGAGGAACGCGCGGTTCCACGCCCCGCGCACCAGCGCCACCTGCCCCGCCGCCACCGCCGCCGCCGCCGGGGCGGCGCGCGTCAGCTTGGCGCCGCTCTCCGGCCCCGCCAGCACCCGGAACCCGGCCAGCAGCCCGCTCAGCCACGCCACCTGTTGCTTGCCGGCCTGGCCGGGGTCCTGCGGCAGGCCCACCGTCACCGTCGTGCCGTCCAGCCTGGCCGTCTGCACGATCGCCTGCGCCACTTCGTGCGGGCCGGCGCGCAGCCGGCGCACGTCCAGCACCACCCAGCCGCCGTCCTCGGTGCGGCCAAGCTTCACCCCCGCCGTCCAATCCGGGTCGCGCGCGGCGCCTGCCTCGGTGGCCGCCAGATCCCACGCCCGCGCCACCCGCCGGCACGCGGGCGCCTCGTCCAGCACCCCGATCAGCCCGGTGCGGAACAGCGCCTCGGCGTCCGAGCGCGGACGTTGCTGATAAAGCGCCGCCCAGGCGCGCGGTCCCACCGTGGCCCGCCGCCGCTCCAGCGCCGCCGCGTCCTCCCACGCGGGCCACAGCGGCGTGCCGGGCGGGCGGCCCATCGGGTCGTCGGCCTCGGCCAGCGCCGGCAGGCAAAGCTGCTGCCAGCGGTCGTCGGCGGCCAGCAGCCGCCCGGCCAGATCGTCCTCATGCCAGCGCGTCATCACCAGCACGATGCGTCCGTGCGGCGCCAGCCGGCTGGACAGGTCGGCGCGAAACCAGTCCCACAGCGCCGCGCGCGCCTCGGCGCTGTCGGCTTCGGCCCAGCTTCGCACCGGGTCGTCGATCACGATCAGCTCGGCGCGCCGCCCGGCCAGCGGGCCGCGCACGCCGACGCCGAAATAGCCGCCGCCCGCGCCAGTGGCGAAGCGGCACGCTGCCCGCTCGTCGCGCGCCAGCGCCGCCGCGCCGCCCGCACCGGCATGGGCGGCGAGCAGCGCGCGCACCTGGCGGCCGAAATGCGCGGCCAGGCCCTCGGTGTGGCAGGCCGCGATCAGCCGCGCCCGCGGCCGGCACAGCAGCCACCAGGCCGGAAAGATCACGCTGGCATAGGTGCTTTTGGCGCTGCCGGGCGGCATCGTCACCAGCAGCCGGTCCGGCCCGCCCGCCTCGGCCAGCGCCGCCAGCTTGTCGAGCAACACCGTATGGTGCTCCGCTGGCACCATCCGCTGCGCCCGCATGGCGCGCGCCGCCCAGGCATGCAGCGAGCCTGGGGAGGTGTCGTCGGTCATGGCGATCCGGAAATGGCGACGGCGGCGGCGCAGCTCCTTGCCGCGCACGCCGCCGATCATGGCGATAGACATACCGGATTTTGGGGCATCCGGGCAACCGCTTATATTCTTATCATGGGTGCGTTTTCCTATTGCCCTTGCGCTGCACAATCTTTGCCGCTTTTGGTCAGTACACGCGGCCGACCATCCCCAGTATCGCCCGCAAGCAACTGAAAGCAGAGCAATCGAGAGCCATAGTTGCGAGATTGCACCCCCGCTTCTGCGGCCGCCGCCGGGGGCTGTTGCAACCTGCCGTGCGGCTCGACCCGGTTGGGGGTTGACCTGCGCTTCGCAAGTTGCTTCGCTCCGGCCGCGTTTGACCCGGCCCGCAGCATATCCATGCGTATTTCGTTGGCATAGCGTTGTGATTGCTTAAGCCTAGGCGAGTGTTCTGCTCGCAGCCGTGCCTGGAGGGCTGACCGGATGGGTCAGCGGTCCGCACGCGCAGGAAAAGGGAGAGTGCGTATGTTCCCACCCGTCCGCCGGGTGCTGCCCGGTATGCTCGCCTCGTTGTTGATCGCCGCCCCGGTGTTGGCCACCCATGCGCGGGCCGCCTCGCCCGACGCTGTCACGCCCACCACCGCCACCGCGCGCACCGCCGGCATCGAGCAACGGCGCGGGGTTGCCGCCCGTCCGTCGCGTGGTCTGGCCAAGCTCGCCCACTATGTCCGCCGCCGGCCGGTCACGCATCCGGCGCACATCGCCACCCAGACGGTCTCGGTTCACACGCTGGCCTTCTTCGACGACGAAGGCGCCTGGCACCAGAGCGGCACCGCCTCGTGGTACGGCGGCTCGCGTTGGCAGGGCCAGCGCACGGCCTCGGGCGATCGCTATGAACAGGACGCGCTGACCGCCGCGCATGCCACCTTGCCGCTCGGCGCCAAGGTGCGGGTGACGTTGGACGGCAGCGGCCGGGAGGTGGTTGTCACCATCAACGACCGGCCCGGCTCGCGCACCCGCATCATCGACCTCAGCCGCGGCGCCGCCCGCGCGCTGGGCATCCTCGACAGCGGCGTGGCGCGGGTAACGCTGTCGTTGCTCTGAATCCTGTCCGGCCCGGTGCCATGTCCGATATGATTGCTCAGTCAATCTGACATCAAGGCGAAATCATCTCTTGACCGACCTGGGAGGCAGCGGTTAATTCTTCGTTACCTAACGGGGCGGAGAGGGCGATGAAAATTTCCAGGATGGCGTCGGGCGCAGCCCTGGCGACGGCTCTGGCATTCGCGGCACCGGCGGCGTGGGCGCAGAGCGTGGCCGTCAGCGGCGGCGGGACATGGGCGCCTACGTCTGCAACGCCCACTGACCCCAGCGGGCCTCTCTTTCAGCAATCGGCGTCCGGCATTGCCGATCCTAGCGGCGTGTTCAGCTTCTCGTTCCTGGTGGACACCAGTAGCTTCGCGTACGCCGACGACAGCAACGGTAACCAACTCACGCCCCCGACGGGCACCGAGACCGTCTCGGACCTGGTCTGGACGGAAAACGGCGTCACCCAGACGGTGGGGGCGGGTTCGGTGGGCTTCTACGATACTAACTACAACTACGGCCCCAACGGTCTCGGCGGATTTGACCTGTATTTCACGGCGTCGGTCGACGAGTCGGATGTCGCCTTCGACCTGTACTTTGGCTGGTTCCCCGCTGTCGATCTGGCGCAGGGCGGCACGTTTCCCAGTTCGTACAACAATGGCTATTACCAACTGAGCTGGACCGACGGGGCTGACGACCCGATCGACTACGATGACAATACCGGCAACAGCTACGCCGCCGTGCCGGAGCCGATGTCGCTGGCGATGCTGGCCTCGGGCCTGCTCGGTCTGGCCATCATGCGCCGCCGCCGCGGCTCGCAGGGCTGACACCACAGCCCCATCCGCTCGCCCCATCGCAGCCGTCACGGGCGCGGGTCATTCCGCGCCCGTTTTGCTGTGCCGTCGCACGCGCTCTTGCCTTGCGCCCCTTTCCCCGCAGAGCGTCAGCCCTCTGCCGCGGCCGGCAGCCACAGCGCAACCGTGGTGCCCTGGTCGGGGGCGCTGGCGATCTGCAGGGCGCCGTGGAATTGCTCGGCGAAGCGGTGCGCCATCGCCAGGCCCAGCCCGGTGCCCTGCCCCACGCGCTTGGTGGTGAAGAACGGCTCGGTCGCGCGCGCCAGCACCTCGGGGGCCATGCCCGCGCCGCTGTCCTGCGCCACCAGCCGCACGTAGTGCCCCGGCGCCAGTCCCAGCGCCCGCCCGGCGTCGTCCGGCGCCTCTGCAACCACCACCGCCTCGGCCGCCAGCGTCAGCTCGCCGCCGCCGGGCATGGCGTCGCGGGCGTTGGTGGCCAGATTGAGCACCACCGTCTCCAACTGGCCGCGATGCGCCAGCACCGGCGGCAGGCCGGCCGCGACCGCCACATGCAGTTCAATGGAGGGCGGCAGGGTCGTGGCCAACAACTCGCGCAGCGCCTCCAACAGCGAGGCAACCTCAACCGGCTCGCCGGTCAGCGCGGTCGGGCGGGAGAAGGCAAGCAGCCGGCCGGTGATGGCCGCGCCACGCCGCGCCGCCTCGGTGATCAGGCGCGCCACCCGCAGCACCGTTTCCGGCTTGTCGGGGCACGCACGCAGCAGGTCGCCCGAGGTTTCCGCGGTTTGCAACACGTTGTTGAAATCATGGGCGATGCCGCTGGCAAGCTGGCCGAGCGCCTGCATCCGCTCGGCATGCATCACCGCCACCTGCGCCGCCTCGCGCGCCGCCACCTCCTCGGCCACCCGCTGCTCCAGCGTAGCGGTCAGCGCCTGCAAGCGGCCCAACGCCTCGCGCCGTGTGGTGGCCGCAACATGCAGGGCGCGCGCCACCGCATCGGCTTCGCGCAGGCCGGTGGCCGGCGGCTCGGGCGCGTCGGCGCCGTCGGGGGCGGCGGCGATGATCTGCAACCGCTCGATCGGCCGCAGGATGTTTCGCGCCACCCATCGCGCCAGCAACAGCCCGGTCAGCAGCATCACCCCGCCCGCCGCCAGCGCCTCCTCGGCCCGCCGCTGCACCGGCCCGGTCAACTGCCGCTCGGCGACGGCGAGCCCGACATGCCAGCCAGCGCCCGGCACCGGCGCGAAGGCGGCCAGCGCCGGCGTGCCCTCGCGCGTGGCGACGCGCGCAATCCCTTGCCCGCCGGACGGTGGAAGATCAGGCAAATCCAACGTCAGCGTGCCCAACGCGCCTTCGACCCGCGGCCAGCGCGCCAGGATGGCACCGGCGCTGTCGGTCAGCCACAAGTTCCAGCCCGGTTGCGGCCGCTGCTGCTCGGTGATGGTCTGGAATTTGCCCAGGCCGAGCCGCAATACCAACCGCTGACCCGGCCCCCAGCCGGCGGCGCGCGCCGGCACGCTCAGCTCCACCCCGGCCGGCTGATCTTGCGTTGCCGCAACAAGATCGGAAACGCTGGGTGGATCGTCGCGCGCCACCGTGCCGACCGTGGGCGAAGGCGGCGTTGGCAGCTCAAGCAGCCGGCTGCCGTCCGCGCCCAACAGCGTCAGCGTCGATCCCGACGGCAACTCTGCGAGCAGCCCGGCGGCCTCATTGAGGAAGCCTTCGTCATCAAGGCGGCGCAGCGCCAGGGTCGTGGCCAAACGCGTCAGCGCGCCTTGCACGGACTGCAACTCACGTCCCACGCTGTCGGCGAAACTGCGCACCGAACTTAGCTGCTGCTCCGCAATAAGCTCGCGGTCGCGGCGATATTCGAAAACCTCGGCGGCCAGCGAAAATGCGAGCAGCGGCAGCACACAAGCTGCGACAAGCAGATAGAGTCGCCCACGCAGTCCAAACGGTTGCCACCGTCGGGAGGGAGCCGCATCCTTGGCGGGCTTGCCCACCGGACACACTCCACGAAATGAGTATCCCAGCGCACATGAGTCTCCGCCCGCCATCCCGCTCGGTCAACGTCGGTTTCGTAATGGCCGCATGGTGATGGGGGCATCGCTGCGCGGGCATCTGGAATGGGCGAGCCGTTTCGGGGTGGCGGGTTGGGCGCGTGACCAGGACGGGCAGGCGCCGCTGCGCCTGGAGGTGCTGGCGGGGCGCCGCCGGCTGGGCGTGGCGGTGGCCGACCGCTACCGCCCGGATCTGGCCGCCGCCGGCGAGGGCGACGGCCGCTGCGCCTTCGAGCTGTGGTTTAACCCGCCGCTGCCGCCCTCTGGTGCGCCGGCGCTCTCGGTGCAAAGCGCGGCCGGCACGCCGCTGCCCGGCTCGCCGTTCGCGCTGGCCCCGGACCCGCCGATGGCCGCGCCGCCGCCCGCCCTGGACGGACCGGCCGACGTCGCCCTGGTGGTTGACGAGGCGGCGCCGGACGCGGCGCGCGATGCCGGTTCGGCGGCGGTGCTGTCGCACATGGCCGCACTCGGGGCGCTGGGGCTGGAGGTGCAATTCGCGCCCCGCGCCGCGGCGGCCGAGGCGGCGCGGCGGCTGGGCCGGCGCGTGTGCGTGGCCTATCTGCACCGGCTGCGCACCATGCTCGACTGCCACGGCGCCATCCGCGCCGCCTGCCCCGGCGCGCGCGTGCTGTTCGCCATCGCCGACCTCGCCAGCCTGCGCGTCGCGCGCCAGGTGCGGGTGCTGGGCGGGGAGCAACCGCACGGGCTGCTGGCAGCCGAGGCGGCGGCGCTGGCGGCGGCCGATGCGGTGCTGACGCACAGCGACGTGGAAGCGGCGCTGCTCGCCCGCATGGCCGACCAGGGCGCGGGGCGGCTGCCGCCGACAGTGCATGTGGTGCCCTGGGCGGTGCCGCCGCGTCCGCAGGCGGCGGACTGGGCGGCGCGCGCGGGGGTTGGGTTCGTCGGCAATTTCGGCCATGCGCCGAACCTGGATGCGGCCATGGGGCTGCTGGAAGCGGTGATGCCGCTCGTCTGGCGGCAGGCCCCGGTGCCGTGCGTGCTGGCCGGCTACGGCCCGCCGGCATGGCTGTGCGCCAGGGCCGGCGGACTGGTGGAGGTGATCGGCTCGCTCGACGACATTGCCGCGCTGTGGCGGCGGGTGCGGGTCAGTGCGGCGCCGCTGCGCTTCGGCGCGGGGGTGAAGGGCAAAGTGCTGGACAGCCTGGCCGCCGGCGTGCCCGCGGTATGCTCACCGGTGGCCGCCGAGGGCATCGCGCTGCCGCCGCCGCTGCTGGCGGCGGACCCGGCGGCGATGGCCGCGACGCTGCTGCGGCTGCACGAAGACCAGGCGGCGAACGCGGCCCTTGCCGCGGCGGGGCTGGCCATGATCGGGGATCGCCATGGCGCGGCGACGGTCACGCGCGCGCTGGGCGCGGCGGTTGCGGCGGCGTTGGCGCGCTAGCCAACGCCGCCGCCGGACACGCTCACCCTGGCCGAGGCAGCAGCCGCGCCGGCCTGGGTCAACGCGGCTTCCAACTGGCCGGCGCTGAAGGGCTTGATCAGATGACCGATGCCCGGCTGCAAAATGTGGTCCATCTGCTGCGGATGACCGGTGCAGAGCACCGCGCCAACACCAGCCGCCAACGCCCGCTCGGCAAGGTCCAGGCCGCTGCCGCCGGGCAGCATCAGGTCGGCCAGCACCACGTCCCACTCAGCCTCGTCGAGCAAAAGCAATGCGCTGGCGTGATCGACAGCGACACCCGTCACGTGACCCGACGCCACCAGCAGGTCACAAAGCGTTTCACGCACCGCTGCGTCGTCTTCCACGACGAGAACGCGCACTTCTTTCCTCGTACCACAACCTAGAATAGAGTAGGCGTTACGTGCAGATCCGGCGCGCAAATATGCGTGAGCGGTAAAACCCCTACGCCGACACCAGCGACGCCTGCCGGGACTTCGCCATCCTCATCCCGCCGGCACCGTCGAGGGCGGCACGGATGGCCCTGAGCAGGTCAACGCGGCGAAACGGCTTGATCAGCAACGGCAGGTGCGCCGCCAGCCCGTTGCCCAGGAACGTGCCCGGCGCGGCGTAGCCGGTGGCCAGCACGATCGGCAGCGCCGGCCGCAGCCGCCGCGCCGCCGCGGCAAGGTCCAGCCCGTTGAGCGCGCCCGGCAGCATGATGTCGGTCAGCAGCAGGTCGCAGTCGCGGCCGGCGCGAAGGAACTCCACTGCCGTCTCGGCCCGCTCGTATCCGGTCACGTGCGCGCCGGAGGCCGATAGCAGCGCATCGGTGACCTCTCGCACTTCGGGATCATCCTCGACCAGCAACAGCTTCACATCGGCCAGCTCCGGGCCGGGCCGCGACAGCCCCTCGCAGCCGGGCGGATGGACAAGCCTGACAGGGGGGGCATTACACACGATGCGCATTCCTCGCGGCCGATGGAGCGATCACTTGGAGGGAAGAATATGACCGATTCGTCAACCCGCCGGTTTGTTACTTTGCCGCCGCGTTTCAACAATGCGTGTAAAGCGGTCCGGCGCCAACACAGGTGCGATACCGCACCTGTCACGGCATGGCAGTCGGCACGGGGCGGGGTTGCGGGATTGCTGGGGCTGCTGACGCTGCTGGGCTGCGCCGACGAGAACACGGGCGAGCGGCGGTACGTGGGCGCGCTGGCAGGCTGCGAGGCGTTCGCCGGGGCCTCGCACAACGCCACGCTGACGCGCAACGCCGACGTGGTGGTGTTCACCCCCGACGACGGCACGCTGATGCTCACCGGCACGCTGGCGGCGGATGGCACGCTGATGCTGCGCCGCAACACCCAGCCGGCGGGCAAGCCGCCGTATGTGCTGACGGTGTCGGGCCGGGTGGCGGCCGGGCAGGCCACGCTGACCTACGTGACGCCGCGCTGCCAGGCGCATGGCGTGCTGCGTCTGGTGCCCAAGACGCTGACGCCGTGACTCAGGCCAGCCGCGCGAACAGATCGTCCCACCGTGGATTGTCGGCCATGATCAGCCGGACCTTCCAGGCGCGCGGCCAGTGCTTGAGGGTCTTCTCACGCTGGATGGCGGCGCGGATGTCCTGGTGCGGCTCGGCGTGGACCAGCCGCTTGAGTCCGTAGCGCGCGGTGAAGCCGTCGCCCAGGCCCTCGCGATGCTCCCAGACGCGACGTGCAAGGTTGCTGGTGACGCCGACGTAGAGCGTGCCGTTTGGCCGGTTGGTCATGATGTACACCCAGCCCTCAGGCATCAGTCTGCTCCTGAGCTCAAGGCCGGCGCTCCTTGGTCACGGCCGTGCCCTTTCGTCATGCGCGTACTCCCTTTGTCATGCCCGGCCTTGTGCCGGGCATCCACGACTGGCGGCCGCAAGGTGCGTGCGGCGCGAAGGCGTGGATGGCCGTGACAAGCACGGCCATGACGAATCCCCGGCGGCATGGCCGGCGCCCCTTCGTCATGCGGGTGCGCCCATTGTCATGCCCGGCCTTGTGCCGGGCATCCACGACTGGCGGCCGCAAGGTGCGTGCGGCGCGAAAGCGTGGATGGCCGTGACAAGCACGGCCATGACGAATCCCCGGCGGCATGGCCGGCGCCCCTTCGTCATGCGCGTGCGCCCATTGTCATGCCCGGCCTTGTGCCGGGCATCCACGACTGGCGGCCGCAAGGTCCGTGCGGCGCGAAGGCGTGGATGGCCGTGACAAGCACGGCCATGACGAATCCCCGGCGGCATGGCCGGCGCCCCTTCGTCATGCGCGTACTCCCTTTGTCATGCCCGGCCTTGTGCCGGGCATCCACGACTGGCGGCCGCAAGGTCCGTGCGGCGCGAAAGCGTGGATGGCCGTGACAAGCACGGCCATGACAAAACCCCGGACGCAGGCGTCCGGGGTTTCGGCGGTCGGCAAAGCGTCGGCGCGATCAGCCGCGGCGGCGGCGCAGCATCCCCAGGCCGAGCAGCGCGCTGGCGAACACCGCCATGGTGGCCGGCTCGGGCACCGGCGGCGGCGGATCGCCATTGGCGTAGGTATAGACAGCCTGAACAATCACCTCGCCGGAATCGCTCTGGCTCTCGCTGCCGTTGCCGCTGGCGCCGGTCGGGAAGACGACACCGCCCGTGTCAGTCGCCGTCACGATCCATTGGCCGGCGAAGGCCGGGGAAGTGGCGGCGTCGAAGCTCCCCGCCGACAGCGAGGCGGACGAGGTGATGAGGCCGCTCGTCGCGCTGTCGCCAGGATCCAGTGAGAAGCTGACGCCATTGCTGGTGTCCAGCACAACGACCGTGCTGAACAGGCTTGAGGACGCGATGGCGGTGTTCGACAACGCCAAGGTCACGTCGTCCTCCCCGTTTCCGCCCGCGGTGGCGCCGACTGTGCCGCTCAGATCCTCCGACACCGTGACCGACACGCCGGTCCAGGTCCCGGTGCCGCCAATGTTCTCGAAGGTTGCGCCCTGCATGGTGATAGGCTTGCTGAACCAACTGGTTCCCGCCGGCCCGTACGACTCCGTCTCGGTCACGGTGTACGTGCCCGCCATCGCCACACCGCCCGACAGCAGGAGCGCGGCGCTCGTCAGCGCTAGCTTCGTCATCAGCCGCATGGTGTGACCCTCTCCGAATCCCGATCGCTTCCGAATTGGTATCAGCATCGTGTGGTGACGTAAAGCCAATTGTTAGACTTCGTTCATATGTCCCCGCCACAGACCGCCACTTCGCCCCGCGGCACCGCCACCGCAAAGCGAACCGATGCGCCTGCGGTTCCGCTGACATGGCGAAATCACCGCGCCGCCCGCAATCAACCAGAACATCACCACGATGACGCAAAGAGTCCCATAAGGAATACAAACATAACGAGTCCGTGACACCTGGATTGCTGCGTTGCGATTGTATTGTCGCTTTCTTAACCTCCTTCACGAAGTCCGCATCCAAAGCAACCCCATCAGTTCCCAAACCGGGAGGATTGCGTTATGCCATTCGCCACAGTACTGGGTGCGGGCGGTGAGACCGTCACACTGTCTTTTACCTCCGCCGAGACTGCGGCACTTGCGCAGAAGCTGGCTGACGTCATCACTTCCGGGGTGCTTAGCGGCACGCTGCAACCTGTGGACTACGTCAGTGGCCTGCCAACACTGCCGTCCAGCACGCCGCTTGAGGTGGTCATCAAGTCCAGCGGCATCGCCTCGCTGCCGGCCTCGACGGCGGCCATCGTCGATACTGCGGCCAATTCCGTGGTGTTCGGCGGTTCGCTGCCCGACGAGACCGTGCTCGGCGGCAGCGGCGCCATCAGCTTCTTCGCCGGCGCCGGCAGCGGCGGCAGCTTCGTCGGCGGCGACGGCAACGACAAGTTCGTCGGTGCCGACGCCGGCAACTGGAGCATCACCACCGGCAACGGCGCCAACACCATCATCGTCAACAGCGGCGTCAACACCATCACCTCGGGCACCGGCAGCAACGCCATCGCGCTGAACGGCGGCAGCAACCTTGTCGATGCCAATGGCACCGACGACATCCAGGCGCTCGCCGGGTCCGACACCATCGCCGTCACCGGCGACGACAACAAGGTGGTTGTCACCGCGCTGAACGCCGACGTTACCTTCGTCGGCGGCGAAGGCGACGCCACCGTGCTGGGCGGCGCGGGCAGCGACACCATCTACGGCGGCCAGAACGGCGGCCTGTACCGCGGCGGGCTGGCGGGCGACAACCTCATTTACGGCGGCATGGGTCCGACCACCATCGAAGGCGGCGGCAGCGGCGATACGCTCAACGCGCTGGGCAGCTACGGCAGCACGCTGATCGCCGGCGCCGGCAGCGAGACCCTCACCGGCGGCCTGTCGTCGGGCAACGACAAGTTCGTCGCCGGCGCCGGCAGCGACCTGATCGTGGCCGGACCGGGCGACGACACCGTGGTCGGCGGCACCGGATCCTCCACCGTGTTCGCCGGCAGCGGCAAGGACCTGTTCGAGTTCAACCAGGGCTTCGCCGGCAGCATGACGGTGGAAGGCTACTCGGTGTCGCAGGACAAGATCAGCCTGGCCGGCTATGGCCACAACGAATGGGCCGGCGCGGCCGCCAACGCCAAGCTGGTCGGCGGCTCGATCGTGGTGACGCTGTCGGACAACACCAAGATCACGTTGGCCGGGTTGCAGACGCTCAAGAACGTCGATCCGGCGTAGCCGGGTCCCTCACCCGCCTCGCTTCGCTCGGCACCCTCTCCCACAAGTGGGAGAGCGACTGTCTTGGTCGTCAAGCCCGATCGACCGAAGGCATGGTTTTGCGGACGCGACGGGTGCATCAAGGCTGGCG